TTCAACAGGTAATGTTCCTGCAAGACCAATTCACATAAAAGCATCCGGTGATTCTGCCGCACTTCGTATTGAAGATACAACAAGTTCTAATCTTGTTTACGATTTTAGAAGTACACATGGCACAGGTTTATTAATGATCGATGTAACAAATAATGCTACTCGAATGACCTTAGAAGATGATGGTAATGTTAGTATCGCAGGAACTGGTAGTGTTGGCGGTAAGTTTGCTGTAATGTCTACTTCACCACATGCCTCTTATGATTTCTATAATAATGGAACATCTTATTTTAATGGTGCAGTTACAATTGATGATAACACAACTCATACTCAAGGATATACACAGCGCGGTTGGACAACTTTTGCTAAAAACCTTGGACACTCCGATCAAGATATATTCTTTGCAATTTCAGACTTTGATGATGATATATCAATAAGAAGAAAGTTTGAAAGATCAGATGGTGATTCTAACTTTAATAAAGAAGATGATGCAGATGCTCCAGCTTCAGGAGTATTCTCAGTTACCGGATATCAAGGTATTACATGGGGTCCATACATTCCAATGGATGATAATTCAGAATGGATTTTCGAAACATGGGTAAAACATGTTGATGGCACAGATAATACTGGTAACTTCTATGCTGGAAATCAATGGTATAATGGTAGTAAAACATCACTAGGAAATAATAGTAGATATTGGGGTGCTAATGGAGATGTTCAAGATTCAGATAATACTACTTGGAGATTTATTAGAGGGACGATGCGTGGTTCCGGAATTAGAGCGCAGTCCGCTACAAGTACAGCAAAATATGGAAGATGGTTAACGCTCTTTAACTATAACACAACTGGTAATAAAACATATTTTTGTGGATTTAAATTTTATAAAGCTAAACAAACTGTTTCAAGCTTAAGATTAAGACAAAGTACTTCTACAGCGTATAACCAAGATAGTGCTTTCCAAGGTTCAGAAGCTGCAACAAGTAAACTTGTTATTGGTCATGATCAAAGAATATATGGTAATGGCGGAGCTACTAATACAACTCCACAATTCACATTTAATGATGATACAGACACAGGTCTAGCACGTATTGGCACAAACTCTGTTGGACTTATTGCTGGTGGCTCAAGAAAATTTTATGTTGATTCAGGCGCAGCATACTTCCAAAACTTAGCAGGAGGTATACAATACTCAGCGCACATTGACATGAACAATAATAATATTGCTGGAGTAAATTCATTATCGTTTGAAGACCCAGGACCTAATGAAGGTCTTACTTGGAGTAATACGAAAATATATGAATCGCCTAATGATTTAACTACAAACTCTGCAGGTAATTTACAGATTGTTTATGGTTCAACAAGAAGATTAACAGTTGATAGTTCTGGTATTGAAGTAAACGGAAGAATACATACAGAAGATCATATTTACTTAACTGGAAATGTTGATAGAAGAATAAAACTCGGTGATAGTGGAATTGCTGGAGAAAGTACTTCAAACAATACTGTCTATGTACGTGGTAATGATGACCACTTAATATTAAACTGTGCTGGTAATGGACATATTTCATTTACTGATAATGGTACAGAGGGCATGCGTTTATTGAATGGTGCTCTAACAGTTAATGGTCAATCAATTACAGTTGACCCAGCATCAGGTGATGCTGTCTTAGTATTGGCAGGTGCAGCAGGTGCTCAAACTTTAAGACTTGACCAAAACAGTATTAGATCAACTACATCTTCTGATATAAGCATCTTTACAAGTGGTAATACTAGACAAATATTCTTAGATCAAAGTTCAGGTTATGTTGGTATTAATATGGGATCAAGTACCCCAACCTCAACATTAGATGTTAATGGTACCGGTACTTTTAGAACCGATGGTTTTGCTCTTAGAATTTCAAGTGCGGCCAATGGTGTTGGTGCAAAAACAGTATGGTCCGATAATGGAACACCACCAGCTTTAAACTCAGGACAAAGAGGCTTTATTGAATATTACCATGGTGATACTGTATCGTATGGCTCAGGTAATACATTTAATATTACTAGTACTGAATCAACGCTGACAGTTCTTGCTGATGGTAAGCTTATGTTTAAGGAAGGCTTATATCTTAAGCCTGGATCAGGAACAGGAGCTGGTACTCAACTTATTACTAATTCTGGGTCCTTTATTACACAAGCAAGTTATTATTTTGGAGCAACCGATAGTAGCCAACTTGCTAAAGATGGTGCTAATATTAGATACCTAGGTGATGGACAACATACCTTTGAAACATATAATGGTGGGTGGATAGAAAGAGCTGAAATTACAGATGATGGTCTTAAAGTTACTGGCCGGACTCATATGTTTAAAGCCGGCTCTTCAAATGCTCAGACTATTGTAGGTGTCTGTGGATCTACTTCATTAAGACCAGTTTTACTCTTCTCTGAAAGTGCAGGAACTGGTATTACAAATGGTATGTCACTTGAATATGATGGAAGAGGCTCGGGTGATACCAATTATATGGCATTCAATAGCGTTTCCGGTGCTAATGTTTGGAAAATATATTCAGGTGGAGATATGCAAGCGAAGGGTAACGTTACTGCATATCAATCTTCTGGAATGTCAGACATTAGATTAAAGAAAGACATAAAACCATTAGAAGGTTCATTACAAAAAGTATTGAATATGCAAGGTGTATCTTTTAAATGGAAGAGAGATGATAAAGAAGCTATTGGATTTATAGCACAAGATATAGAAAAATTAGTTCCAGAGATTGTAAATGAAGTTCCTGATATTGGACCAGATGAGGATGACGGTACAAGATATAAAACTTTAGATTATGGAAGTACAACTGCTATTTTAGTAGAAGCAATAAAAGAACAACAAGAAACGATCGAGGAGCAAAAAAATCTTATAAATAGATTAGAAGAACGATTAAATAAATTGGAAGAAAATAATGGCTAAACCAAATAGTAAAGCAACATTTATAGATTACTGCTTACGTCAGTTGGGCGCGCCAGTGATTGAGATAAATGTTGATGATGATCAGGTAGATGATAGAGTTGATGAAGCACTTCAATTTTATCAGCATTACCATGATGACGCCGTTGAAAAGTTTTTCTTAAAGCATAAGGTAACATTATCTGTACTTACGCTTTCAGCATCTGTGGCCGGTAATTTCAGCGAAGGTGAAAAAATAACTGGTGGAACATCAGGAGCAGAAGCAACAGTATATAAAGGATCAACTGGAACATCATTAAAATATTTAGACACATCAAATAATCTTGCATTTCAAGCAAATGAAACTATTACTGGAGAGAGTTCAGGTACTTCTGCAACAATTAGTAGTATTGTACAAGGAGATATTGAGAAAAAATATATTCCTATTAATGACTTAATTACAGAAGTAATTAGAGTAATGCCTATTAGAGATGATGTATCATCAAATGATATGTTTGATATTAGGTATCAAATTCATTTACATGACATGTATAACTTAGGATTCATGGGAAGTCTTGCTGAATACGTAATGAGTATGCAGTATTTAGACCTTTTAGATACTACAATTAATGCAAACGAAAAACATGTCAACTTTAATAAGCATAAAAATCAATTAGAAATATTTATGGATTGGGAAGAAGAAGTAGAGCCTGATCAATATATCGTAGTTGAGTGTCAGAGAATAGTCGATCCAGATACATACACAGATGTATATAACGATTATTACTTAAAGAAATATGCAACCGCTTTAATTAAAAGACAATGGGGTGCAAACTTACTCAAATTTGAAGGTATGCAAATGCCTGGTGGAGTAACCTTTAACGGTCGACAATTATTTGATGATGCCAATGAAGAAATACAAAGACTAGAAGAAGAAGCTCGTTTAAATTGGGAAAGGCCAGTCGACTTCTATACGGGGTAACAAATGCCGAGAAACGTTTATTTTTCTCAGGCCGTTAAATCAGAACAAGATTTATACGAGGACCTGATTGTTGAATCACTGAAAATATATGGACAGGATGTCTATTATATTCCTCGTACTATTATTAATAGAGATACAATTCTTGGTGAAGATCAAGCATCTAAGTTCGATGATGCATATTTAATAGAAGCTTATATTGAAAACGCTGAAGGATTTGAAGGCGCTGGAGATTTATATCAAAAGTTTGGTCTTGAAATTAGAGATGAAGCAACCTTTATTATATCAAGAAGACAATGGAGAAAGCTTGTAGGATTCTATAATAACTCATTGGCTGAAGAAGGTAAACCTAAGGAAGGTGATTTAATCTTCTTACCAATGTCAAATAGTTTCTTTGAGATTAATTTTGTTGAAGATGAGCAGCCATTCTATCAATTAGAAAATCTACCTGTATATAAACTACAATGTGCATTATATGAATATAATGACGAAGACTTTGATACTGGAATTGATGAAATTGATGTTGCTCAAATTAAAGATTCGTATCAAATCACAATGGATTATAATACTGTTGTAAGTGGACAGCATTTTGAAGTTGGAGAAACTGTAACTCAAGAACTTGTAGCGGCCGTTGGTAATACGCCAGCAATAAAAGTATTTGGTGAGGTCGCAACTGTAAGTAAAACATCGGCTGCCAATGGTACTATAAGTGTATCTAATGTTGGAGTAAGCGGCATTGCTGAAGCAAGAGATTTTGTAGTTGATGCTACAAAACCTATTACAGGATCTGTAAATAGTTATACAGCAACTCTTACAAAAGTATATGATGTTGCTGATGATTCAACGAATTATAATCCTGCAGACGATCAACAAATAAATGTAGCATTAGAATTAGAAGCTGATAGCTTCTTAGACTTTACGGAAACTAATCCGTTTGGTGATCCATCGGAGACTTATTAATGTTTGGTAGTCATTTTTATCACGCAACTATGAGAAAATCAGTGGCTGTTTTTGGTACACTGTTTAATAATATTAGTGTGATACGTAAAGATGGAAGCGGTGGTATTTTAAATCAAATTAAAGTACCTTTAGCCTATGGACCTAAGCAAAAGTTTCTAGCTCGTTTAGATTCAGATACTGGACAAGATGCTTCAATGGCTATTAAATTGCCAAGAATGGCATTTGAAATTACATCACTTGAAATTGATACTAATCAAAAGATGCAAAAGAGAAATAAGATTACTGAAACTCATGCAAGTGATGTTACTAAAAAGAAGACAATTAAACATTTTACATCTTATAATATTGGAATGTCATTATACTGTATGGCTAAAAATCAAGATGATGGTCTACAAATCGTAGAACAAATATTGCCATACTTCCAACCAGAGTATTCTGTTACAATCAGACCGGTTGATGGATTTAACCATAAACAAGATGTACAAGTAATTTTAAATAACGTTGATATTCAAGATGATTACGAAGGCGACTTTACTACAAGAAGAGTATTAATATATCAAATGGACTTTTTAATGAAGATGAAATTCTACGGTCCAACAGCTGATCAAGGTATTATTAGAGAAATTAACTTAGACTTTAAAGAAGTTGGTAATGCAACTCGTAAATTTGAAGATATGGATTTCACTATTAACCCAACTACAGCAGACGAAGACGATACTTATAATGTAGTAACTACAATTACTGAAGGTGGATAATGAGTAAAAAAGAACAAATGCTATCTAATTTAGAGAAGAATCTTCCAAGTAAGGTTGATAATAGACCTATTGAACTTGATAAAGATGTTAAAGACGATTATGATTTTTCTCGTGCAACATATAAAGATTTAATCTACACAGGAACTAGATCTTTGGATGTATTAGCTGAGCTTGCAAGAGAGTCAGAACATCCAAGAGCTTTTGAAGTTCTTTCACAATCTATCAAAAACATTGGTGATGTTACTAAAAACTTGATGGATCTGCAAAAAACTAAAAAGAGTCTAAGTGAAAAAGATAATGAGGAAAGGCGAGTAACAAATAATAACGTTTTTGTAGGTAGCACAACTGATCTACAAAGAATGTTATTAAATAAGGATAATGTAATAGATGCAGAGAGTCAAGAACAATGAGTTCGGTTACTTAGGTAACCCTAATGTAAAAAGAGACGGAGTTGAAACTTCTTTTACAAAAGAAGAAGTTCAAGAGTATGCCAAGTGCATGCAAGATCCGGCTTACTTTGCTCGCAAGTATATAAAAATTATTTCCCTTGATGAAGGATTAGTTCCATTTGACTTATATCCATATCAAGAAAAAATGTTTAATCATTTTAAAGAGAATAGATTTAGTATTGTATTAGCTTGTAGACAAAGTGGTAAATCAATCTCATCAGTTGTTTATTTACTATGGTACGCAGTTTTTCATCCAGAAAAAACAATTGCAATCCTAGCTAATAAAGGAGCTGTAGCAAGAGAAATGCTCGCGCGTATAACGCTCGCGCTAGAGAATTTACCATTCTTTTTACAGCCAGGTTGTAAAGCTTTAAATAAAGGTTCTATTGAGTTTAGTAATAACTCAAAGATTATAGCCTCTGCAACATCTGGTAGTTCTATTCGTGGTTTGTCTATTAACTTATTGTTCTTAGATGAGTTTGCTTTTGTAGAAAACGATGCACAGTTTTATACATCAACTTATCCTGTAGTATCAGCTGGTAAAGATACTCAGATTGTAATTACTTCTACTGCTAATGGTATTGGTAATGTTTACCATAAACTATGGGAAGGAGCAGTACAAAAGACAAATGAATTTAAACCATTCAGAGTAGATTGGTGGGATGTCCCAGGAAGAGATGAAAAGTGGAAAGAAGAAACTATATCCAATACTTCAGCTCTTCAGTTTGAGCAAGAGTTTGGTAATACATTCCATGGAAGAGGTAATACATTAATTGGCGCAAATCATTTACTTGCACAACAAAGTACAGAACCAGAGTTTATAAAAGAAAATGTAAACATTTATAAACAACCAGTTGACGATCATGAATACGTAATGACTGTAGACGTTTCAAAAGGAAGAAATCAAGACTATAGTACATTTACAATTATTGATGTTTCAACTCAACCATTTGAACAGGTATGCGTATTTAGAGATAATAATATATCACCAATGCTCTTACCTGATATAATTTATAAATACGCTAATACATATAATAAAGCATATGTAGTAGTTGAGAGTAATGACCAAGGAGCAGTAGTTTGTAACGGTCTATATTATGATTTAGAATATGAAAATATGTTTGTAGAATCAAGCATTAAAGCGAATGCGCTTGGTGCTACAATGACAAGAAGAGTGAAACGTATTGGATGTTCATCAATAAAAGATTTGATTGAACAAGAAAAACTACGAATATACGATGCTCAAACAATAGTTGAAATGAGCACGTTTGTAAGTAAAGGGAATAGTTATATGGCTATTGCTCCTAATCATGATGACTTAATGATGAATTTAGTTCTATTTGCTTGGTTTACAACAACAGATGTATTCCAATCATTAACTAATATTGATATGAAAGATATGCTATATCGAGAAAGATTAGCAGCAATACAGGACGATATGTTACCATTTGGCTTTGTCGATGGAGATACATACGATAATAAGAAGGATAAATATACTAAAGATAAAGATGGAAACATCTGGCTAGAGGTAGAATGGAAAGGTACTCAGAATATTTAAAAGAAGATAAAGAAGAAGTTATAAAGGATCTTCACGTTGTAATCATTGGATTATCTGATGATGAAGGTACTTTTGCTGATCTTATGCAGAGTGTTGCAAAGAAAAAAGCTTTAAAAGTAAATATGGTTGATATTGAACAAGCATATATTGCTTCTTCTGACGTTGAAAAAGGTTCTGTTACTATTCATAACTGGGATGGAGAAGATGGACACTTAGATGTATCAATTCATAATAGTATCATATTTGTAAGAGCTGGAGCAATTAAGAATCTTACAGCTCAAGCATTAGTATCATCAATGCATTCTATTGGATTCTTTATGGTTAATGATTTACAAGCTATGTCATTATGCGATAATAAAATGGCATCAACAATCGAACTAGAAAGAAATAATATTCCAGTACCAAGAACAGCAATTATCAATAACGTAAAATCTATTGAAGAAGCTCACAAAAAGATTGGTGGGCAATTCCCTGTAATTATAAAAACACTTACAGGTACACAAGGTGTTGGTGTATCAAAGGTAAATGATATGGCATCTTTAATTTCAGTAGCTCAATCGCTATGGAAATTTAAAGCTGATTTACTTATACAAGAATATTTTGATTTAAAATCAGATATTCGAACACTATTAATAAACGGACAAATCATTGCGTCAGCTGAACGGAAAAAGGTTAAATCTGCAGAGTTCAGAAATAACGTTCACCTGGGAGCTGAAACGCATCCCTATAACTTATCAGAAGAGGAAAAGAATTTAGTAATAAATGCAGCCCGCGCCAGTGGTGCGGTTTACTGTGGTGTTGACCACTGTAAGGTTGGTAAGGACTTATACGTACTAGAAATCAATGGTTCCCCAGGGATAAGATCTCATTTTATGGGATATGATGAAGAGGGTAAACCAACTAAAAAGATATCAGATGAACAAGTTCTCACAAAAGTGATTGATTTGCTATCACTAGAATCACACAGACGCCCTCTGTTTAGAAAAGAGGTAGGATATATTGAGTCAATTTTGTTAGACGGGTTTGAAAATAACCTTATTAGAGCAAAATTTGATACAGGCAATTCAGCCTCTGCTACTATGTTACATGTAGATAAATTAGAAATAGATGGGGATGTGGCTAAATGGAAGAAAAACGGTCTCACATTTGAGAGTGAGATTATTGATATATCAGAGCCAAGAAGAGGTGGTGAACCTTTTGATAAAAGGCCTGTAATAGAACATGGAGTAACATTTAATAATAAAAAATATACAATCGAAATTGGATTAACTGAAAAGGATACAGCATCTGAGATGCTAGTTAATAGGAAAACAATGACACAATTTAAAGTTTCAGTGAATCCGAATCGATTATTTGTAGTTAGTGATTATGCTGGCAAAGACGATAGTTACACTAGAGATTGAAAAATTATAAATAATAGTGTGAATATTCGTATTATGTAACTTATAAACTAACTCAAAAATAGAGGATAAAGCGATGGCATTTCAAGTATCACCCGGTGTTCAGGTCAAAGAGATCGACGCTACCAATGTGGTACCAGCAGTATCTACTTCAATAGGTGGATTTGTTGGTGCATTTAATTGGGGTCCGGTTGGTGAGGTCGTAACAGTTGGTTCTGAACAAGAACTAGTTGAAAAATTCGGTTCACCTGACGACAATACCGCAAAATATTTCTTTGTAGCTGCGTCATTCTTAAAGTATGGCAACGCACTCAAAGTAGTCAGAGCTGAAAGTGGTCACGACAACGCGACTGCTGACGGATCTGGTCAATTAATTAAAAACGAAGATGATTATGATAACAACTATGCTAACGGTTCCCTTGATAAAGGAAACTGGGCCGCTAAATATCCTGGAGTAATAGGAAACAGCCTTAAGGTTGAATTCGTAACTCAGCACATATCGAACTTTGCTAATTGGACTTATAGTTCAAGCTTTAGCGGTGCACCTGGAACATCTGACTATGCAGTTGGATTAGGCGCAACAGCAGCAAATGACGAAATGCATATTGTAGTTATTGACGAAGACGGAGTAATTTCTGGTACCGCTGGTACTATTTTGGAAGAATTCGCTTTCGTTTCACAGGCTTCAGATGCTAAGAAAGCTGATGGTACATCAAACTTCTATAAAGATGTTGTGAATAACAACTCTGAATATGTTTGGTGGATCGATCACGACCCACAACTTTCAAATGCTGGTTCATCAATTTCTGGTGGACAAACTTCTTTTGCTGGTCAAACAACCGTTCAGGCTGATTCACTATCAGGTGGTTCAGACGATAACGCACCATTGGTTGGCGAAATTGCTTCAGGCTATGATCTTCTTGAGGATGCAGAAACTGTAGATGTAAATCTTCTTTTCTCAGTACCAGACGCAAATGGTGCTAACACTTTAGCAAATGATCTAATTTCAATTGCTGCAGCAAGAAAAGATTGTATGGCATTTGTTTCTCCTCCAATCGAAGATACAGTTGGTTCTTCAACTCCTGCAGCCGACGTAAAAGCGTTTGCAGATACATTAACATCAAGCTCTTATGCTGCTGTTGATTCTTCAGCTCTTTATGTATATGACAAATATAACGACGTATACAGATGGATTGGAGCTGCTGGTCATCAAGCTGGTCTTTGTGCAAACTCAGACAGAGTAGCTGATGCATGGTTCAGCCCTGCAGGTGTTAATAGAGGACAACTATTAGGCGTAACAAAATTAGCATTTAATCCTAAGAAAGCAGATAGAGATACTCTTTATAAAGCAAGAGTTAACCCTATAGTATCATTACCTGGTCAAGGTACTTTACTATTTGGTGACAAAACTTTATTGAGCAGACCTTCAGCTTTTGATAGAATTAACGTTAGAAGACTCTTCATCGTATTAGAAAAGGCAATAGCTACTTCAGCTAAAGCACAACTTTTCGAATTTAACGACGAATTTACAAGAGCACAGTTCAGAAACTTAGTTGAACCGTTCTTGAGAGACGTAAAAGGAAGACGTGGACTTACAGACTTTTTAGTAGTTTGTGACGAAACAAATAACACAGGTCAAGTAATTGATGCGAATAGATTTGTAGCTGATATCTTTATCAAGCCTGCAAGATCTATCAACTTCATTACATTGAACTTCATTGCAACAAGAACCGGAGTAGAATTCTCCGAGATAGCAGGCGTATAGGAGGAATAAGACATGGCAATTTTAGGAGTAGACGATTTTAAATCAAAGCTCGTAGGTGGCGGTGCTAGACCAAACCTATACAAAGTAACTATGAATTATCCTAGTTATGCGCAAGGTGATGTAGAACTTACATCATTTATGTGTAAAGCTGCTCAGTTACCAGCTTCAATTATTAATCCAGTGGAAGTTAATTTCCGTGGAAGAAAGTTGCAAATGGCTGGCGACAGAACGTTTGAACCTTGGACAATCACTGTCATTAATGACGTTGGTTTCGAGGTTAGGGATGCAATGGAAAGATGGATGAATGGTATTAATGGCAATAATAGTAATACAGGTCTTGCTAATCCTAGTGATTATCAAGCAGATGCTATTGTTGAGCAGTTGGATAAAGCTGGTAATTCAGTTAAAAGATACGACTTTAGAGGAGTATTCCCAACAAATATCGCAGCTATCGACCTTGGTTACGACAACGAAAACGTTATTGAAGAATTTACTGTTGAATTCCAAGTACAATACTGGGAAAGTAACACAACTTCATAGGGTATAAATAATATTAGCGGGGAGGGAAACCTCCCCAATAATATGGAGTAATTATGGCAGAATTTTTTGGATTTGAGATAAGCAGAAAAAAAGGTAAAGACGATAAGCTTTTACCTTCTTTTGTTGCACCTAAAACTGACGATGACGGTGCTGGCGTTATACAAGCTGGTGGTCATTTCGGAGCTTACATCGATATTGATGGGGATAAGGCAAAAGGCGATGCAGATCTCATACACAAATATAGAGACATTGCCACTCAACCTGAGTGCGATGCTGCTATTGAGGACATAATTAATGAGGCTATCGTGGGAGATCACGATGAGGCCCCGATTAATATTGTGCTTGATGAGCTAGAAGTCTCTGATAAAATTAAAGAAATGGTTAAACAGGAGTTTGATCATTTATTGAAACTATTAGGATTCAATCAGTATTCACATGATATATTCAGAAAGTGGTACATAGATGGTAGGTTACCTTACCATATCATTGTAGATCCTAAGAATGAAAAGCTTGGTATCAAAGAATTAAGATATGTTGATCCAGCTAAATTAAGAAAAGTAAAGGAAGTCGAAGAAGAAGACGATCCTAAAACTGGCGCTAAGGTTATTAAGAAAGTTGATGAATTTTTCTTATACCAAGATACAGCAATGGGGAAATATAACCAAGGAGTTAAAATATATCCTGATGCTATAGCTTATTGTACATCTGGTATGATGGATGCAAAGAGAAAAAGAATTGTATCATACTTACAAAAAGCTTTAAAACCAGTAAACCAATTAAGAATGATGGAAGATTCTCTTGTAATCTACAGGATTTCAAGAGCTCCAGAAAGAAGAATATTCTATATTGATGTAGGTAACCTTCCTAAAGGAAAGGCAGAAGACTACTTACGTGGTATTATGAATCAGTATAGAAACAAACTTGTATACGATGCTAAAACAGGAGATATACGAGATGATAAGAAGCATATGTCAATGCTCGAAGATTTCTTCCTACCGCGTAGAGAAGGTGGTAGAGGTACAGAAATATCGACGTTACCGGGAGGAGAAAACCTCGGACAAATCGATGACATCATCTACTTCCAAAAGAAATTATATAGAAGTTTGAATGTACCTATTAATAGGTTAGAACAAGAAGCTCAGTTTAGTTTAGGTAGAACAACTGAGATTACAAGAGATGAAGTTAAGTTTAAGAAGTTTATTGATAGATTGAGAAAGAGATTCTCTGATTTATTCTATCAGTTACTTAAAACTCAACTACTACTCAAAGGTATTATAACAAAAGAAGATTGGAACGAATGGAAAGAAACCATTACCTTCGACTTTATTGAGGATAACTATTTCTCAGAATTGAAACAATCAGAAATGATTAGAGAAAGATTTGAAATGATGAGTACGGTCCAAGATTACATAGGTAAATATGTATCTCATGAATGGGCTATTAAGAATATCTTAAGATTTAACGATGATGAAATCAAAGATATGGCTGCTCAGATCGAACAAGAGAAAAAGAATATGCCAGATGAAGAAGAAGATGATCTTGGGTTCTAAAAAATTATAAATATATACATGCAAACTTTCAAAGGTTATATAAACGAGCAAAAAGAGTTTGAGAATTTAATCTTAGAATTAAATGATCAAGAGTTTGATGCTTTAGTTGAAACATTAGACTATGATGAAGTAGTCTTTTTAGAAGGTATACTTGGAGCAATTGCTAAGGGAATTGCAAAGGGTGCTGGAGCTGTAGCAAAATTTGCTGTTAAAAAAGGTAAAGAAAAATTTACTGATAAAGGCAAAGCTGATGCAGCTGAAAGAAAAGCTAAGAAGTTAGAAACCATAAGAATGGAAAAAGAAAGACTTCAAGCTGCTAAAGATAAGATCTCGCAAGAAAGAGAAAAGATTGCGAAGATGAAAGAAAAAGGCGCTGATGATAGTAAACTATCCAATTTAAGAGATAGAATTAAGAAACAAGCTGATTCTATCAAAGATAAAATGGATAAGCTTAAAGATCAAAGCGCAAAGATAAGACAAGCTGACGCTAAGTGAGGTGAATATGTCAATTGAGAATATGGTAAATAATTTAAAAAATGGCGATAATGTCAAAGCAGGTAAAGACTTTGAAGGCATTATGGCCGATAAGCTGCAAGCAGCGCTTGATGCTAAGAAAGTAGACCTAGCGTCTACTCTAGTACAGCGTAAGCAAGCAGAAAAAGAAGAAGGTTAATATGCAAAGCTTTGCTGAGTTAAGAAAGAAACTGAAACTCAGATCTGGAGAAAAACAAGTTTCTTCTGTTCAGCATAAGAAGAGCAAAATGAATTTAACTATTGCCAAGAAAGGTAATAAGTTTGCTTTATACGTAGATGATGAACTTGCTGTAGATAACATCAAGAATGAAAAAGAGGCAAAGAAACAGCAAGATGATATGCTGAAAATGTTAGGTAAATAACTATGAAGCTAATAACAGAATACGTAGATAACGAATTAGAAATAATTGCAGAAGCCAAAAAAGATGGTTCAAAGAACTATTTTATTGAAGGTGTATTCATGCAATCTAATCAGAAGAACAAAAACGGTCGTATATACGAAAAAGCTACTTTAGAAAAAGCAGTTAATAAGTATGTAACCGAACAAGTTAAAACAGGTAGAGCGGTTGGAGAATTAAATCATCCTGAAGGTCCAACAGTTAACCTGGATAAAGTTTCGCACAAAATCAATGAACTGCGTTGGCAGGGATCTGATGTTGTAGGAAAAGCATCAATTCTTAAAACCCCTATGGGTCAAATCGTTGAAGGTTTACTCGAAGGTGGTGTTAAGCTTGGTGTATCAAGTCGTGGTATGGGAAGTCT